TATCTACAGTGGTGAACGAGTTAATAGCCACACCAGCAGTACCAGTGAAGAAGTTAAGCTCTTGTTCAGCAGCTTGCGCAATGTCTTTTTCCATCTGGGTAATTACTTCCTGGATTGCAGGAGCAATAAACAGACGGGAAAAGTCCTCAATACGCAAAGACAAGTCTTGGATTGTGTAAGCAATCAACGCATGGTATTGATGCGCGATAACAATTGTCTCAACAGTTTCTATGATTGACTGTGGAGTTGCGACACTTCCATCACCAACGATGAAATGGTTTTGTCTACGAACTTGTAATGTATCGCCAATCTTATAACCAGAAGACACGAAGTCATCTTGGTAAATACGAGAAGCCGTCATTACAAACGGTGCATTGTTGGCAAACATTGCCAATGCAGTGTTACTGACCAAGTCAGTAGTAATAAATTGGTTAGCCATCCTGGGTCTCCATTTAATCCTTTAAATGGGTACACAGACTGACAAGGGTCTCATTGAGTTTTAATCCTTAAAACCCTACATCACTTCCATGTACCAGCCTTCATCCGCGCCCTGATAACAGAGGGCGGAGTCTTATCCGAAACGGCTTGAGAAGCGATTGGGTTTGCTCTGACGGTTCCCAATGGAGCAGAACGGCTTCCCGCTTGCTTTGTTCCATTGTTTCCCATTAAAGAAAACGACAATTTATTCACTTCCCTTGCCTGGTCTAGGGGATGGAGTTTAGAGATTCTTTTCAACTCAGAACGATTTTTACCTAAGCGGTAAGCAACTTCGGCTGGGTTTTCAACGAGTAACAGCGCGTCCCGCACTGCATCTGTAAAAGGAGCATCGCCCTCTCTTACAACATCGTCAAAATCCTCGTACTTGTCAGAGGCACGGTCAAATTCATCATTCAAACGCTGATATTGCTTTTGAACATGGGCATGACTTTGTGCCTCTTTAGCTTGGCGCTCTTCGTGTTCCCTCATTCCAAGAGCCATGCGTACTTCTTTCTGTATGCGTTCCTCTTCATTCTGCCCAGGCGGTGGTGGTTGCCCAGTAGAAGGATAAGGATTTGAGTCATAACTTTGATGTTGAGGGTTAGCGCTGTCGCTCATTACCGATTGCATGTGCGTTAAACGCTCATGTAACTGGCGCATTTCCCTTGCGTGTTTTTTAGCTTGCATTCCCAATCGCTTCTTTACGCTTATGGGATCATCCTCGTTTGCAAGCCCCTGGTCGTCCTGAACACCCTGTTCTTCGGCGTCCCCCGGCCCAACACCGCCATTCTCAACGTCTTCGTTATCACCGCTTAAAGCTTCGGCTAATTCGTTTTGGTCTTCGTCCATGATTTCTCTATCTCCATATCGACATTTACATGCCCTAGACTTTTCGGTAGGCCTGAAACCCAGAGGAAATCCTTTCCTCGATACTTAATAGTATAGTCGCTATTTAAAATCCGTTGTACGCCATATATGGGGTTTGGAAAGAAAGTTAGGGTCTTATCAGGGGTTATCAGAGAAAATTGCATAGCGGGCTAATTAGACCCGCTACGTAATGGTTTTTATCTTTCTTTGGGTGGTGCTTTGTGAATGCTTGACAAAACTTGTGCCAATTTGGCGGAAAAGTCGTTGTCTGCTTTGTCATAATCCAGTTCAACCTTGCGATTCTCAAGGCCAAGTTTCTGGCGCTCAAGGTGTCGCTTGTCGGCCATCTCTTGGGACTTCATTATCATTTCAGCCTGTTCAAGCAAGTGTTTTTCTTTCCGAATCTTCAACTCTTCGGCACGTTCCATGAGCTGTTGTTCTTCAAGGTGCATTTTTTGCTCGTTCATCATCATTTGTTGCTGCTGCTGTTTCATTTGCTGCTGCATCATCTGTTCTTGAGGGCTTGGCGGTTGAGGTGGTAGTTTCTTTCCTTCCTCTTCGGAAATAATTTGCGGGGGAACGAGAGACTTAAAGCGAGAAGCAATCTGTGGCATGAATTGAACATCAAGGTTCTTAGCCCAAAGGTCTGCAATAAGCGGGAAAGTCTGCGGATTAGCTTGTATCGTCTGCTGGAAAAACTCAAGTGCAATGTCTTTTTGCACCGCAAAGCTCGGCCCTGTATCGATTTCAACATCATAATCACCTGTATCAAGTACGTTATCTCGTATTGGTTCACCATATTCGGTTTGACCCGTCACCTTGTTTAATGTAATAGGCTCAGACCTTCCGTCAGCTTTAGAGACAATCATATGTCGCTCATGCTCTCCAGCAATCACGGGCAGAAGGTCATTTACAACCCTTCCGCCTTGCTCGACTGCCTGGTTTAAGTTATCAAACCACACATAAACAGACATTGACCCTTCCATTTTGCGCTCGCGCCTGGCTTTTCCTGACATGTCACGACCTTGGAGTGCTTCATTTTCAGAAAAGCCCAATATCTCGCGCATGTCTTGAGAGCCACGCTGGAATTGTTGTAAAAGGGTAGGGGATAGTTCCCATGCTGGCATTTTTTGCGGCAACGCCCCTGTTTTAGGGTCGGGTTTTGCTGTGAGAATACCCGCCTGTAATTCAGGGTTACGCCACACTTGCTCATTCCCGACAATATTATCGGGTGTCCCAAGCCATTGTTCCCGTCTACGGTTTTTAATCTCCGCTGCAATCTCAGAACCCACATAGTTAATGAATTTCTGAGCGTCTTTTGCTTCATGAATGAACGAACGGGTGTATTGTTTGCCATTAATGTAATTCGAGTCACCATCAACAAACACGATAGGTAGGTACTTTGATGGCCAGTCAGTGAAGTCGATAATTTGATTTTGGGTTAATACGTACTGACGAATCACATAATCTTTTGAATTTCTTTCGCCAACAATGGTTGGGATTTCGCGCAAGATAATGTCACCAACAACCTGTGAGGATTCGGCTATTTTCTCTTTCATTTTGTATTCTTTCTGTCTTTCATCCCATTCGTCCTGAGTGATTGACTCGCCATTCGACAAAAGAAGTAGTTTAATAGGGAACCATTCTTTACGGGTGTATTTACAGACCACTATGGTATCTCGGGTTTCCCATTGGAAATCTAGTAATGACCTTGGGTCTGAATAGCTAACAGGGTTCATTACATGCGGGTAAGTCGCATAAAATTCTTCTTTGGTATAGAGAAATTGGCGTGAACAAAAGTTACCGTCCCCTTTGTGTGGCATCATGGCCGTGGGGTCAAACGATGTTCTGCTGGCATCTGGAATTAGTTCATAGCGTATGGTTTGGTTAAATGACAGTGGGTTTTCGTAGTCTAAGCATATTTCAAATGCCCCGTAACCCATCATTAACGCAGACCTAAAGGCTGTTTGATAGACTAAATCGTTTTGACTTTTGTACGATATAGTTCTAACCAAGTCAGCACGTAAGTCTATTTGTTTCTGGTTTGCTTTTCCATTGAGTGAACGCACCATAAGGTCTGGCTTGTTCTTGCGCTGCTCCCCTGCAATCTTTTTGGTGACATCGTAAAGTTTATTGAATGTCATCGCAGGTTTAAACAGGCGTGAGAACTCAGACCGTTCTACTGCCGACCACTGGTCACGCAATAAGAAGTTCATGTCATCACGGCCACGCACTACGTTTTCGTCAAAGTACCCATCCCAAAGAACCAGGTCTTCGCGTGCTCTTTTTAATACTTCTGCCTCATCGATTCCAGCGTCTTCTAATCGGTCTTGTAGACGCTCGTTGATTTCCTCAACATCTTCAATGGGCATTTGTTCAGCAATAATTTCCATGCCAATTCCCCGTCCGTTGGGTTAAATACCTTGTCCTTAAGGAGCGACTTTAACAATTCCATGTCAAAGTCGCCTTTTAACGCCCTAAACTAAGGGTGTTTTAAGCTGCGTTTGCAACTTCTGCGTCAACAGCTTCTTTTGGTAATTCAAATTCTTGCCAGTCATCAGACGTTAAGTCTTCCACTGAAAACATAAAATTACCTGCATTTGTGGATGGAGTAATAACAACCTTCCACACATGAGTCATACCAGGCATTAAAGACAAATAACCTTCTTTGATGTCCCAAGCTGCGCGGTGCATTTGTTTACCTGCTTGTAAATTTACTAAAGCTTCTTGCAATAACATCCTTATTTCTCCTTGGTTTATGGTAAAACGGTTAGTGTACAAATGCTGTTTGCAAACACTGGTTTGTAAACCTGATGGCCATCTGATGCCACGGTAAACACAAAGTCTGTAGCTAACAAAGCAATGCTTTGAGTTTTTAAGTAATTGTCCAGGTAACCTGCTGCACTTACTTCGGCTAGCGTGTTATTAGGGCAATACAAACGGCATAGCCTTGGGGTTACATCGTTATTTTCCCCTGCAAAACTGCATATTAGGGTTATTTGTGATTGTGATGGCATGTTGCGCTCCTTTGCTTAGTTAATTTGTCCAAAATTATTCTATACTCTTTCTCACACTCTTTGCACTTGCTCTGAACGTGTTCTTTAGCGGTGTACTTACCGCAATACATACATCTTGTTGTCATTAAAAAATCCTCATGACAGGGTTAAACATGTTTTCGTACTTATTGCTTTCTACCTTGTCGCTAGTAATTCTATCGCTTGCTAATTCCAAACAACCATAACCCAAGCCATCCATAGCATGTGAGTACACATTCTTATTGGGCTTGTCTTTGTAACGCTCTTCACCACCAACGGCAACGCGAGCATATACATAGCCTTTAACAAAGCCTTTGAATAATGTGGGGCATTGTTTCTTATCGAGTACAAACCCTGGCTTACCATCAACCATACGGTTTAAAAAGTATCGGACTGAACCAAGACGTGGGTCAATGTCATTGGTTCGTGCCGAATGTGTGGGAATGCCTAATGTATTTAACTCGCCAATACAGGACATTTCCTCAACGATTTCATTACGTGCGTTACCCGCTGGGTCTGCAATGGACATCCCTATTTTGCAATATGGAAAGTCTTTAGCTATTTGAGGAATGACAATGGCCTCGGCAAAGCTTCTAATACCCATGCCATCGGCTATATATTCCTTGAGCACAAGCAACTGGCCTCTGGCTGACAACTGCATAACTACGCAAGCAGGGGTTAAGCCAAAGTCCCAGCCCAATACTAAAGGCTCGCCTTGAATAGCAGCCAAAGCTTCAACAGCGTGAAAATCGGGATTAAATTCTGGATAAACTCGTTTGCCAAATCCAACAGCGCCATACTCGCCAAGACAAAATACTTTAATAAATTCCTGGCTCTGGCCATGGGCGAGCTTTTCATAGTAATCATTAGGCAAATGGCTAAAGTTATCACATCCAGGATTTCGCACCCAATTGTCATCATCATCCTTTATCAAGCCAGGTGGTTGTTTAAAGAGTACGTGTCCTGGGTAGGTATTCTCTTCAAAATCCTTGAATATCCAGTGGTCATCTTCGGGAGGGTTGGTATCGGCTATGATGCCAGACCAATACGGTTCATGACAAAACGCCTTTGATGGGTAACGGTTTACCCGTCCTTTCATGTGGGCTAATGCTGCCTTTGGAACTTCCGATAACTCGTTAATGTAGCAGCCTGTTAACTCAAGCGATTTAATCTTTCGCACATCTTCGGGTCTATCCAAGGCAATGAACAATAGTTCAAGCTCTACAATGCCAAACCCGTCATTAAAGCTATGTTCGTAGGTCATTATGGGCTTTTGTCTCTTGCGAACATCTCCTAAATCTTCGAACCAACTAAGCCAAGTTGCTAAGGTTGTTGTGGCAAGTTCCCCAGAAGTATTTCGCACAATTCCCCACCTGCTTCGTCTTCGACCGTTATGCCAACGTGGAACTGCGCAAGCTCTTCTAACAATTTCTGCTGCTGCCCATGTACTCTTTCCGCTACCATAAGGCCCCATAATGACACGCACAAAGCTATCATCAATATGAGCAATATCACCAGTCGCAGTTGGAATATAGATTTTATCCTGGTCTTTAGCATGTATTGTCATCCTTGTTTCATTAATAGTTATCTGTTTCTCTATGCCTTTTCTGCGAGATTCTTCGATTGCTGCAATGCGTTTGGATATGCCTGATGCGCTCAATGTCATTTCTCTAAAATCCTTTTAGGCGGTGGGGTTTTGTATGGGGAACGGGTATATGTGTCGCGTAAATGCTCTTGTGTGGTGAATCGAACACCGCACTTGATGCACTCGCGTCTTCGATAAATTTGATTGGTTCTCTCGTCCTTATTAGTATCTACTACGCGAGATTCTCCATAGCCACAATTTTTGCATTGCATCTATTTTCTCACCCCTCGTAAAGTCCTACTCATCGTAGCCTTTAGTGATGGAGTATGACGTTCTTTTGGTTTGCGTGTCTGATGTTCAAAATCATTCTTTTGGGCGTAGGACTCATAGGATGGCGCTGTTTCCGCTACCTTCTTCTTTTTGACCTTCTCTACCCAACTGTTTCTGATTACGGCCATGCCCTATATCCTTATTGTGTTTCCGCTCTATCCTTCGAGCGTTTCGTGCGGAGATAAAGGGACTTCTTACTTTATAACCTCCGCAATCCAGTCTATAACCGCTAGTTCCTGAAGAAATCATTTCTTCATCTTACCAAGTGCCTCTGCTAACCTTGCTCGCTGTCCAAGCTTACCTGGTGCCTTAGCTGCCTTGTCTAGCGCCTTCTTAGGTATCTTCTTACCTTCGGGAACACCTAACTCTTTATGCAGCGCGCCAGGCTTCTTGATGGCCTTAGCAATCCATTTCTTGTCATCCATGATTACTTACCCTTCTTCATGCAGTCTTTCTTGACTGACTTTTTAATGAGGGCTTTATCTTGCTTCTCGTCCATGTGTTTCTTCATAGGCTTTAAAGCTGCCATCTTCTTTAGTTTCTCAGGCTTCATTTTTAGGCTCTCCAATTACACCATCGTTGTTTAGGTCAAGATTGAATTTAAACTCTGCCCATTCCAATACTTCTTTGGCCAGGTTCTTCGTAAGGTTTAACAAGAAAGCCGCTATTTCAGGTTCAAGGGATTTAAGCTCGTGCTCAAGAATGGGTTGTAACATAGAACTAAATAGGCTCATGGCGTTATATCCTTATAACGATTGAATCATGTGGTCGATTTCAATGATTGCACCCTGACAGTTTGCAATCTCCTTTTTGATGACCTTTAGACGCTCCTTCAACAAATCCAAGTCTACTGTGCTTGTTGTTAGGGCATTAGCTAAAGATTCCCTTCTTTTTTGCAATACATCCAATGTAATCACTCAACACTCCTTGTAAAAAAGCGCTCATCATGAACGCTTGTTATCTAAAAACTCTTTTAAGTCTCAAAGAGCATCATAGACCTTGCGGGTTAAGTAAAGCTTTTGTATGGCCTCCGGCTTTGCACTCGATACACATCGAGTTAAATATTAATGGCGACCTTCAACAAATGCTTTCCAAAGCTCATGGTGCTGGTCAACTATACTCATACGTCATACCTCACAACTGCATGAAGTACAATCTTTTTAATACGAACTCCAAAGTCTAATGATTCCTGCTGTGATTCAAACCCTTTGCTATTTCAAACATCATAGCCAGTTTCCCAGTCTATTAGTCCAAGCTCAGTCACCGTGCAATTCTCAATCCTTGGGTAGTACATTTAACACCTCACGTTACAACAATTAACAATATGATGGTATCATTACTCATATCTTGATATCTGTCAACATTAATATTTTAATATGCTATACCTTTTTTCTTACCGTAGTTAGCCTTGCTCTGAGCGGGTAGATTGCGACAGGCTCCAGCTTCTTTGAATGTGCGAACCTCCTGCTTTTTCTCTCTATCAAGGTACACGTTGTTGCGAGTAGACA